CAGCGGTCACCTCGCAGCGGGTCGAGGTGTCCGGGTCCGTGGCCCGCTACCTGCGGGTCGTGGTCGATGTCGACGGCACCGGGTCCGTGACCCTCCAGTCGTCGTTCGCCCGCCGCTAACCCCCCCACCCCCCCCGGAGGACACGATGGCCTTTCGCCCTGGACACCGCGCGTACGTCGGACTCGACAACGCTGCGGGCACGCTGCAGAACCTGTCGACGTACTTCGACGACGTCTCCGTCTCCTACTCCATCGACCAGCTCGACGTCACGACCTTCGGGACCGCTGGCGTCAAGCGGTTCATCCCCGGCCTCGCCGGCGGTGACACCTTCACGCTTTCCGGCCCGATGGACACCACCGCCCTCGCCCATGTCGGCTCCTGCATCGCCGCTCAGCAGGCCGGCACGGCGTCGTTCTCGTTCGAGTACGGCCCCGGCGGGTCCGTGTCGGGGCAGCCGAAGCTGACCGCCGAGGTCATCATCGCTGGCCTCGAGCCCCCGACGAGTGTGTCGGCGCGGTCGGCGTGGACGGTCAATCTGCAGTTGGACGGAGCCGTCACGTTCGCGACGTACTGACCCGTGTCCCGGGTTGAGATCCGGGTCGAAGGGCTACGGGAACTCCGCACAGTCCTTCGACGCGTCAACGACCCGGACGGCCTCGCCGAGCTGCGCCGCGGCCTGAAAGACGCGGCGGAGGTCGTCGCCCGGGACGCCAAGTCTCGTGTCCCGGTCCGGTCGGGCGCGGCCCGCGATTCGATCCGCGCCACCTCCGGCGGGAACCGTGCCTACGTGGTCGGAGGCAAAGCGAGGGTCCCGTATTACGGGTGGCTTGATTTCGGTACCCGGTACCCGGTCCGCGGGAACCCCCGTTCGGTGGGTCCGTGGTCGGGGTCGGGTGTCGGCCCCGAGAAGGGCCGGTTCATCTACAAGGCGATCGACGAGAACGAACGCGAGATCGCTATGACCATCGAACGAGCGCTTGACCAGGCGCTCCGCCGTCTCGATCTGTAATCCCCTGCTCCGGAGGAAACCCGCATGTCCATGTTCCCGAAGTTCACGCTCACGTTCGACGACGGGACGGTGATCGAAGCGCAGGCGTCGTCGCGTGACATGGTCCGGATCGAGAAGGACGGCGTCAACCTCGACGAGATGGGCGGGGCGACCGGGTCGTATGTGATCGCTCACGCTGCGCTCGTCCGTCTCGCCCGTACCGGGAAGCTCACCGACGAACACGCGGCGCTCGTCCCCGACACGGCGGACGAGTTGATGGAACTCGCCGATCTTGTCCCCGCGGACGACGAGGACCCGGAGGGAAACGGCTAGGGCCAGGTTCGCACACCTGGCTGATCGCGTCGTTGGCGTTCCGCACCGGGATCGCCCCCTCCGCCCTGCTGGCGGAGGACCCCGACATGTTGTCGACCCTCATCCGGGTCATCGACTTCGCGGACCGCGAAGCCGAACGCGCAGCGAAACGGAGGTGACCGCATGGCCCGTGAGGTGCGCGTAGCGATCCTCGGCGATTCGAGGGATTACCAGCGGGCGGTCCGGTCGGCGCAGGACCACTCGGGTCGGCTCGAGGGGACGTTCGACCGGGTCGGTCGGGGCGCGTCCCGCATGGGTTTGGCGATCGCCGCGGGCGCGGCTGCGGGTGTGTACGGGCTGGCCCGGATGACGTCGGGGTTCATCCGTGCCGCGGAGGAATCGCAGCAGGTGTCTCGGCAGACCGAGGCGGTGTTGGCGTCGATGGGGGCGACGTCGTGGACGACCGCTGACGCGGTGTCGGAGTTGTCGGAGCGGTTGTCGTTGCAGTCGGGGATCGACGACGAGTTGATCCAGTCCGGGCAGAACGTCCTGTTGACGTTCGGGCAGGTCCAGAACCGGGTCGGTCGGGGCCGGAACATCTTCGACCGTGCCACCCAGGCCGCCCTGGACATGTCGGTGGCTCTTGGGACGGACATGAACCAGGCGGCGATGCAGGTCGGCAAGGCGTTGAACGACCCGATCCGTGGCCTCACACAGTTGCGCCGGGTTGGTATCCAGTTCACCGCGGAGCAGGAACGCCAGATCCGGACGATGCAAGAAGCCGGCGACGTCGCCGGCGCCCAGGCGGTCATGTTGGCGGAGCTGGAACGCCAGTTCGGCGGGTCAGCGGAGGCGCAGGCCACCGCGTCGGGGAAGCTCGCCACGGCGTGGGGGAACATCCAGGAAACGCTCGGCGAGTACCTGCTGCCGGTGTTCTCCGAGGTCGCGGAGTGGCTGGCCGAGAAGCTGCCGGTCGCGGCGGAGAAGCTGCGCGGCCCGATGGAGGGCGTGAAGGGTGTGTTCGAGGGTGTCCGCACCTCCGTGGAGACGTTCGTCACCGCGTTCATGACCGGGTCCGATGAGGTCGCGAACTCCGGGTTCCAGGGTGTCATGGCCGAGCTCGGCGAGACGTCACGGCAGGTGTTCGAGTGGCTGCGCGACAACGTCCCCCCGATCATCCAGACGATCGACGACAAGCTCTCCGGGTTCATCGACAACTGGGACGAGTACGTCGCGGACTTCCGGTACGGGTGGGAGAACTTCGTCATCGGGGCGATCGTGGTCCGCACCGAGTGGGACAAGTTCTACGCGAACTTCATCGCCGGCGCGAACCGGATCAAGGGTTACGTGCTGCCGGTGTGGAACGCGGTGTACCGGCTGTTCACCGAGTCGATCATCCCCGCCGCGAAGCTCCTCGCCGGGATCATCTGGAACAACCTGACCTTGTCGTGGGAGGTCATGTCGCGGGTTGCGTCTGTCGGCTTGGGGATCATCAACTGGCAGATCGGCCTCATCAAGGGTGCGGTCGACGGGCTCATCGCCGTCCTCGAGAAGGCGTGGGGTCTGTTCCAGCGGATCAAGGACGCCGCGGGTGGGTTCGGTGGCGGTGGGATCGGTATCCCCGGGTCCGGTATCGGGATCATCTCGCAGTTGCTCCCGAAGTTCGATACGGGTGGTGTGGTCCCGGGCCGGATCGGTGCCCCGCAGTTGGCGCTCGTCCACGGCGGTGAGACGGTCCTGCCGACCCACAAGGGGTCGGTGCAGTTGTCGGGTGGTGGCGGGTTGAACGTGAACGTGACGGTCCACGCCCTCGACCCCGCCGCGGCAGGTAAGGCGGTGGTGGAAGCGATCTCCATGTACGCCCGGAACAACCGGTTGCCGTTCGCGTGATCGGGGAACTGGTTGTTGAGATCGCCCCGGGTGACGGGCCGTTCACCACATCGAAGACGTGGGTTGACGTGTCGGCCTATGTGCGTGAGGTGTCGACCGATCGTGGCCGGTCCGACGAGTTGGACCGGATGCAGGCCGGGACATGCAGCGTGGAGTTCGACAACTCGGACCGCCGGTTCGACCCGCTGTACGCGTCTGGACCGTACTTCGGGGACCTGACCCCGGGTGTCCCGTTGCGGGTGTCGGTGGATACCGGGTCGGGTGCGGTGCCGATCTTCACGGGGTTCATCCATTCGTGGCCCCAGGACTACGACCTGTCGGACAACCTCGCGGTGTGTTCGGTGCAGGCGACTGACGCGTTCCGGATCTTGAACCGGGGGACGACGTTCTCGTCGGCGTTGGAGCTCGCCTACCAGGGCAACGCGTATTGGCGGCTGGACGGGTCGACCCTGGCTGTGGTGGATGGGAACGGGAAGGCGCACGGGACGTGGCGGGAAACCCCCGTGTTGGAGGACATCACGTTCCCGAACGGGGTTGCGTTCACGGGGACCGTGTTCGACGGTCAGCAGCGGGCCACGATCCCGTACCAGTCGGATTCCCCGGGGCCGCTCGACATCGAAACGTCGTGTCTGGTCGCTGAGGTCGACTGGGATCAGGTGTCGGATTCGCAGTACCTGACCCTGTTCGAGTTCACCTGCGAAGACTGGGGGTCGGGTGACATCGGCGCGGCCTTGTTCCTGCGGCCGATGTGGATCGGTTTGCAAGTCCAGACCGCGGCGAACCGGACGGTCCGGTTGATGTACGGCCGGTGGGGGCTCGACGGTGCACCCGCGAACCTCTACCAGACCGACGTGTTCACGCTCCCCTCTCCCGCGTTCATCGCCCTGAACGAGACCGATGACGGGTTCGACGTGAACGGGGTGACCTACACGGCCAGCAACGCCGGCACCTATTCGGACAGCACCCTTCTCGCTCAGCGGGCGAACGCTCTCACGATCGGCCGGTCCCTCACGACACCCCGCCCGTTCTACGGGAAACTCGCGATGGTCGGCACGGGCGGCTCCTACTCGGACATCTCCACGGAACTGCTCACCGGGGCGAAGGTCGAACAGATCCTCGACCGGGTCGGTTGGCCCGCCGGCGACCGGGACATCGACACGGGGAACTCGTACTGCACGGTCGACGCCGACGGCGGTTCCCCGCTCGACGAGTTGGAGAAGGTCGCCGCGACCGAACAGGGTGTGTTCTTCATCGCCGCCGACGGGGACGCCACGTTCCTCGACCGGTACCACACGACCGGGCTGTACGAGTTCCCCGTGTCGATG